GATGCTCGATTTGGTATACTGTCCAAATCTGGACCCGATGCAAAGAAGATGTTTACAGACAAAGTTGTACCAATATCGGTTAACTATCCATTCTTCTTTAAACCAATCCAGGATGGGATGGACCGTCCCAAAACAGAACTCGCATACAGAGTCCCTGCTTCAAAATTTACAAGGAGAAAACTCGAATCAAATGCAACTCCAGAAGAAATCGTCGGGCTTGACACCACGGTTGACTGGAAAAACACGGGTGACAACTCGTACGATGGGGAAAAATTAAGATTACTAATCCACGATGAAAGTGGTAAATGGGAAAGACCAACCAATATACTTAATAACTGGCGAGTAACTAAAACTTGTTTAAGATTAGGTAGCAGAATTATTGGGAAGTGTATGATGGGATCAACATCAAACGCCTTAGATAAAGGTGGTAAAAACTTTAAAAAATTATACGATAGTTCTGACGTAGCAAGCAGAAATAAGAACGGTCAAACAAAAAGCGGCTTATATAAGTTGTTTATTCCAATGGAATGGAACTATGAAGGTTTTATAGATGAATATGGTTGGCCTGTATTTGAAACACCTAAAAAAGAAACGGTGGGTCCTCACGGAGACATAATAGAAGAAGGTGTTATAAATCATTGGGAAAATGAAGTTGAAGGTTTAAAAGATGATGCCGACGCATTAAACGAATATTACCGTCAATTTCCTAGAACAGAACAACACGCATTCAGAGATGAATCAAAACAATCTATATTTAACTTAACCAAAATTTATCAACAGATAGATTATAATGAAGAGTTAAAAAATAATACGATGGTTACTCGTGGTAACTTTCAATGGAAGAACGGTATAAAAGATACTGAGGTTATGTTCTATCCTAACAAGGACGGACGATTTTATATAACTTGGGTGCCTAATCAAAATCAACAAAACAATATAATAGTAAAGAATGGTATTAAATATCCAGGAAATGAACACATGGGTGCTTTTGGTTGCGATAGCTACGATATTAGTGGTGTCGTTGGCGGCGGCGGCTCTAACGGAGCTTTGCATGGATTAACTAAGTTTTCAATGGAGGACGTACCTCCTAATCATTTCTTTTTAGAATATATTGCAAGACCTTCGACAGCTGAGATGTTTTTTGAAGATGTACTTATGGCTATGGTATTTTACGGTATGCCAATACTCGCGGAAAACAATAAACCAAGATTACTTTATTATATAAAAAGAAGAGGGTATAGAGGTTACTCTATGAACAGGCCAGATAGAACATATAATAAATTATCTATATCAGAACGAGAAGTAGGTGGAATACCTAACTCAAGCGAAGACATAAAACAAGCGCACGCATCTGCTATTGAAACATATATAGAAGATTTTGTAGGGGAAAAAGTGAATGGCTACGGCGATATTTATTTACAAAGAACATTGCTTGATTGGGCAAAATTTGATATAAATAACAGAACAAAGTACGATGCGTCCATAAGTTCAGGTTTAGCCTTAATGGCTTGCAACAAGCACAGATACACACCTAAAGCAACAACTCAGAGAAAAGTATATACTTTAGGATTTAAGAAATACAATAACGAGGGAGCTACTTCAAAAATAATATAATAAATGAATGTAAGTACAAACATTAATAGTCCATTTCCTAATCAGGTAGTAAGTGACGCTGAAAAAGCTACGCTAGAGTACGGTCTACAGGTATCAAGGGCTATTGAACAAGAGTGGTTCAACTATGGCGGTGCCGGGTCGAACAGATACGCTGCTAATTGGAATAACTTTCATAATCTAAGGTTATATGCCAGAGGAGAGCAGAGTGTACAAAAGTACAAAGATGAATTAGCTATCAATGGCGATTTGTCTTATCTTAATTTAGATTGGAAACCAGTTCCTATACTTTCTAAATTTTCAAATATTGTCGCTAACGGAATTACGCAAAAGCAATATGACATAACTTCGTACGCACAAGATCCTGAGTCTTTAAAGAAAAGAACGGATTACGCGGAAAATATGTTGTTCGATATGGTAACTGTAGAGGCTAGAAAAAAAGCTAGCGAAGTTATACCAATGGACCTTAGTAAATCAGGCGTAAGCGATGCCGAACTTCCTGAATCGTTAGAGGAAAGAGATTTACACATGCAACTCAGGTACAAACCTGCTATCGAAATTGCCGAGGAAGAAGCTATAAGCACTGTATTAGCTACAAATGAATTTGATTTAACAAGAGCTAGAGTTAACCAAGATTTAGTAAACATTGGAATTGGTATTACAAAGACTACATTTAATCCAGCAGAAGGCATTGTTGTTGATTATGTAGACCCAGCGTATTGTGTTTGGTCTTACACAGAAGATCCTCATTTTGATGACATATATTATGTAGGAGAAGTTAAATCTATTACACTTCCCGAGCTTAAAAAAGAGTTCCCTAATATATCTAAAGAGGAATTAGAAAGAATACAGAAGTCCCCTGGTAATCGCCGAATGGTAACAGGTCTTCAGAATTATGATTCTAATACCGTTCAAGTTCTTTATTTCGAATACAAAACGTATACCGATCAAGTATTTAAGATAAAAAAGACAGATAGTGGATTAGAAAAAGCTATTGAAAAAACAGACCAGTTCAATCCTCCGCCTAATGATAACTTTGATCGCGTATCAAGATCTATTGAAGTATTATACGAAGGAGCTAAAGTAATTGGTACTGATATTATGCTTAAGTGGGAAATGTCTGAAAATATGACTAGACCACTAGCAGATACTACTAGAGTTGAAATGAGTTATTCAATGTGTGCTCCAAGAATGTACAAAGGAGTAATACAATCACTCATAAGCAAATGTATAGGTTTCGCTGATGTTATACAGCTAACTCATCTTAAAATGCAACAAGTGTTGGCTAGAATGGTGCCTGACGGAGTATTTTTAGATGTAGACGGATTAGCAGAGGTTGATTTAGGTAACGGAACAAACTACAATCCACAGGAAGCATTGAATATGTATTTCCAAACTGGTTCTGTTGTTGGTAGATCATTAACACAGGAAGGTGACATTAACAGAGGAAAAGTGCCTATACAAGAATTATCTAGTTCTTCGGGTATTGGCAAAATGCAGTCTTTAATTACAGCATATAATTACAACATGCAGATGATTAGAGATGTAACTGGATTGAATGAAGCGAGAGATGGCAGTATGCCGGATGCAAACGCATTGGTTGGCTTACAAAAAATGGCGGCTAATACATCTAACACAGCTACTAAGCATATACAAAATGCTAGTATACAAATAGCTTTAAGTACCTGTGAAAACATATCATTGAAAATAAACGATGTGTTAAACTTTCCACTTACTAAGAATTCATTAATGAATAGTATATCTACTTTTAACGTTGAAACCTTAAGAGAGATTGAAAATCTTAACTTACATGATTTCGGTATATTCTTAGAAATGGAACCAGATGATGAGGAAAGAGCGGAGTTACAAAAGAACATACAGATTGCTTTGCAAACTAAAGAAATTGATATTGAAGATTCAATAGATATCAATCAGATTAAAAATCTTAAGTTAGCAAACGAAATGCTAAAGCTTAAACGAAAAAAGAAACAAGAAAGAGAACAAGCTTTGGTACAACAAAATATTCAAGCGCAAGCACAAGCAAACGCTGAATCATCTGAAAAAGCTGCAATGGCTGAAGTGCAAAAACAACAGGCATTAACTGCTGAAAAAGTTGCAATAGAACAAGCTAAATCAAACTTTGAAATGCAAAGAATGCAAACCGAAGCGCAGATTAAAAAGGAATTAATGGCAACAGAATTCCAATATAACTTGCAACTTGCTCAAATGAAAGCACAAGAAACAAAAGCTAAAGAAGCAGAAATACAAGATCGTAAAGACAAAAGAATAGAAAAAGAAGGGACGCAACAAAGCCAATTAATAGAGCAGCGTCAAACACAAGGATTACCTAGAGATTTTGAATCTGCGGGTAATGACAACTTAGGAGGATTTGATTTATCTCAGTTCAATCCTCAATAAATAAGTATTTAATAATTATATAATATCATATCATGAGTGAAGTAAAAACAGAAGGATCTTTTAAGATCCAGTCTAAGCCTAAGCTAACTGACGAGCAGATAGCAGCAAAAAACAAAGAGCCATTAGTGGATATTCCCAGTAATGTAACTAAAGTAATAATCCCTAAAGAAGGAACAGATGCCGTTCAAAAGTCAAGCACAGATGAAGTGGATGTACATGAAGCATCCGGAGATGGCAAAGAGGTGGTCGAAGGAACACCCGAACCAGTCATTCAAGAAATTACCGAAGAAAGTAAAGAAGAAGAAAAAAAAGAAGTAAAACCTGAGCCAGTTGTAGCGCAACCGGAATTGCCAGAAAGTGTTACTAAGTTAGTAGACTTTATGAAAGAAACCGGCGGTACAATGCAGGATTACATTCGACTGAATACTAATTACGACGATGTAGATCGAGATGTATTAGTTAAAGAATACTATAAAAGTACTAAACCTCATTTGAGTGCAGACGAAATTGATTTTATGATCGACGACAGTTTTGCATTCGATGAAGATGTAGACGAGGAGCGAGATATCCGAAGAAAAAAACTCGCATATAAAGAAGAGGTTGCAAAAGCCCGTAAATTTTTACAGGATACAAAAGATAAGTATTATGATGAGATCAAGTTGAACTCACCTAGTTTGTCTGAGGACCAGCAAAAAGCATCGGACTTTTTTAATCGATATAAAGAGGATCAGGAAAGAAACGCCGTTAACTATGAAAAGTTTAAAGCCAGTACTAACCAATTACTTAACCAAGATTTCGAAGGTTTCGATTTTAATTTAGGTGATAAAAAGTTTAGATATGGTATACAAAACGCTTCACAGGTAGCAGAAAAACAATCAGACATTAGCAATTTTATAGGGAAGTTCCTTGGCAAAGATGGCACGATTGAAGATACCGCAGGGTATCACAAAGCGTTGTATGCAGGTGCAAATGCTGATAAAATAGCAAATCACTTTTACGAACAAGGCAAAGCCGATGCTATTAGAGATGTTGTAAACAAATCTAATAACACATCAAGTACAGCTAGAAAAGCTGCACCTATGGATAGCGCAAGGTTTGGAGCATACAAGGTAAAATCAGTTTCTGGAGCGGACTCGTCAAAACTAAAAATTAAAAAGTTTAAAAATTAATAACAATGAGTTTATTACCACAATTCGGAACAATAGTTCCATCACAATCGCAACAAGTACTTGCGTCAAATTACCTACAGTGGACCAATAATGGTGCAGGTGCAGGTATCCCTGGAAACTTTGCTGATTTCGCACAGCAGTACTTACCAGAAATTTATGAAGCAGAAGTAGAGCGTTATGGAAACAGAACGTTATCTGGATTCTTAAGAATGGTTGGCGCTGAAATGCCAATGACATCTGATCAAGTAATTTGGTCTGAACAAAACCGTTTACACATTTCTTACGCAGGATGTTCAACAGGAGCAATCGTTGGAACAACACAAGTTATCAACATCAACCCTGGTGCAACAGCTAACGTAGAAAATGTAATTTCTGTAAACGACACAGTTGTTATATTAGATCCAGCTACTGGAGTAGAAGCTAAAGCTATTGTTACAGCGTCTACACTTGGTGCAGCGGGAACTATTACTATTCAAAGTTTTGCAGGACCAGCTCTTACAGGAGCGGGTGGATTAGGATTCTCTACTACAGGATTAAAAGTATTCGTTTACGGATCTGACTACGCTAAAGGGTCTAACCCAACAAGAACTAGTGTAGAGCCTGTATTGACACAGTTTTCAAACTCTCCAATCATTATCAGAAACCAGTACGTTGTATCTGGATCAGATACTGCACAAATCGGATGGGTAAATGTAGCAACAGAAGACGGAACTGACGGATACCTATGGTACCTAAAAGCAGAATCTGAAACTCGCCTACGTTTCGAAGACTACTTAGAAATGGCAATGGTAGAAGGAGAAGTAAATGCTTCAACTCTTAACCCATTAACTCAGCCAGGAACTGAAGGTTTATTCGCTGCTATTAATGCACGAGGAAACGTAGAGACTGGATTTACTGCAGCTAACGGATTAACAGAGTTTGATGCTATCCTTAAAAACCTAGATACTCAAGGTGCAATTGAAGAAAACATGTTGTTCTTACAACGTCAGACTGCTCTTGACTTTGATGATATGTTAGCTTCAATTTCTACTGGAATGCAAGGTGGAGTTGCTTTTGGATTATTTGAAAATTCAGAAGATATGGCTCTAAACCTAGGATTCAGCGGATTCCGCAGAGGATCTTACGACTTCTACAAAACAGATTGGAAATACTTAAATGATGCATCTACTCGTGGAGCAATCAATGGAGTTAACTCAATCGAAGGTGTATTAGTACCAGCTGGAACATCAACTGTTTACGATCAAGTATTAGGAACTAACATCAGACGTCCATTCTTGCACGTACGATACAGAGCTTCTCAGACTGATGACCGTAGAATGAAATCTTGGTTAACAGGATCTGTTGGTGGAGCAAGCAACTCAACTCTTGATGCAATGGAAGTAAACTTCCTATCTGAAAGATGTTTAGTAACGCAAGCTGCTAACAACTTTGTACTATTCAAAGGAATCTAAGGATTCAAATAATGTAGAGATAAGGGTGCCTTCGGGCACTCTTACTTTACTTTTTAACTATTAAATTATATTATATCATGGCAAATAAAAAACCAGCGGCTAAAAAAGCCGAAAAAGTAGAGGTAGCTGTAGAAGAAGTTGCAGCGCCTGTAGTAAAACAAGAAAAGAAGGTAGTAGAAGAAAAAGCGCCTTCAAAACCAAAATGGGAAATTAAAGACAGAATATACTACCTAAAAGGAAGATATACGCCTTTAACGTTAACAATACCAGGAAAGCACACTAGAAAGCATTCCTTATTGTATTTTGATCCCGAAACTGGTAAACAAAAAGAAATTAGATATGCAACTAATCACGATTCACCTTTTGCAGAGGACCAAAAAGGAGAGGCTACAATGGGGCATATTATGTTTAGAGATGGGGACTTAAGAGTTCCTAAGGAACAACAAAACTTACAAAAGCTACTTTCGTTATACCACCCATTAAAAGGTAGAGTATACGAAGAATTTGATCCGGTTGAAGAAGCTTTTGATGATTTAGAAATGTTAGATTTACAAACAGACGCAGCTGTAATCGCTAGAGAAATGGATATAGACGATGCTGAAGCAATAC